GTTACGTATGCGCCGACCAAAGTCTTCAGACAGACCCGCAGTGTGCGTGCCCATGATGATCTTCTTCTCAGGATACTTACCCAGAAAGTACGCAGGAAACAGGTAAGACGAGAACTCAGACTTACCCATACGAGGCGCGATGTTGATAATCACGCGCTTCTTACGTCCTTCAACCACATCTGTAAATATTTTTGCAAGTTTCTTGTGATGTGGGCCAATCTTAAAGCCCGGATATACCGCTTGGGCAAATCCCAGCATGTTTGTTTTAGCCGCTTGTAGATTAGCGCGGGACTCACGTAAGTCCAAATCGGCAAAAAGCTCCAGTTTCTCCGGTTTGGACAAGTGCGGCAGCGCTTTTGCCATCGCTTCTAGCTCAAGCTTGCTCAAAGTCGTGAAGTTTTTAGTCTTCATCTTTGTCTTCGTTTATATCGACAACGTCAATCACACCCATGAACCTGTTGAGTTTCTCTTTGATGCGCATCTCAAGCTCTACGTCCGACATCTCGGTCTTCTTGACCTCAACCCGTTCAGTAAACAGCGCCACTTCGGTGACCTTACCGAGCATGTCCAAGGCTTTAAGCCTGATGCGTGCGTCTGGGTGTTTGACTTCTTCTAGGATCTGAGCCACTGCGTAGCCCCTAAGTTCCTTGGCTTGCTCAACAAACGCCCAATCGTAGGCTGTCAGCATCCCAACTAAATGCTGCACTGCAGCAGGAGCCTTAATGTTAGCAAGCGCTTGCTGTGTATTCTGGGGTGGCTGGCCTGTGACCAGTGAGGCGAAGGAGTTTCTTGCCGCCTGTGCGTCTGCCTTGGACTCTGCCTCATCATCGTCTAGCTCTAGCTCTTTAAGCCAGTTGGCCGTTTGGACTTGTGCGTCAATGATATCTGCCGGCGCTGCGTCAGCAAAAGGCAACGGCGTAGCCGCAGTCATGTCGACCACGCTCGGTTCAAACTCGCCGTTAATCAGATGTTCTAGCATTGCGTAGGTTTGTGCTGGCGTCGCACTTGTTGCCTCGTTGGTGTTAGTGTACACTTCTTTTCGGTGATGGCGCAAGTCATTGCTTCTCCTTGATGGTTTCAGTTGCCATCTTTGCCCCGGCTCGCAAGGTCGGGGCTTTTTTTATATTGTAATGTCCAACGTTTGACATTGATCCTTGGAAATTTTTTAAAATTTTTAGGGGGTGGGGTGTTTGGTTTTTGGATCGTGATTTTTAAAAATTGGGATTGCGGGTGTGGAACACTGTTTATAGCAGCTAGCTACTACGCCCTTACATAGGGGTGATGGGGGATGGGTGGGGTTCTTCGTATTCAGAAACAGCCCTCAAAGCAGAATAAAGTACCCATTTGGTAATATAGATGCATCGGTTGGGACAAGCCTAGCCGATTCGGGGAGACATTCTCCCCGACACAACAACTTAGTCAACTCAAGGAGAAACACCATGACTAAATCAAAAGCAATCGTTATCACTTACGAGCAATTCGCAGAGGGCTGTGGCAGAACAGATGGCATGACGCTTAACGCAAGTGACGACTACCACAAGCAATACCTGAAGCTAGACGCTGACGGCAAGGCAAACAGGGAACTGGTCTACGTTACGAACTACGTTGTCGGCTACACCGACTCACGCAAGACCATGCCAAGCATGACGCTCAAGCAAGCAATCGATGCCTTCGGTAAGAAACGCACAGAACGCTCACGCAATGAGGAACTGGCTGTCAATGCGGGCAAGGCAAAGTTCCGCTACCACATCAGTCGCCCTGAGAAATCAGATGGCAAGAAGCCTGCTGTGAAGTTCACCCCTGCTCAGAGACAGGCTTGCGACAATGCTTTGGCATCTTTCCCTGCTACCAAGCTCGCAGATCAGATCAAGATGTTGCGTGCTTACCTGACTTCTTTAGAAGCTCAATAATCTGGGGAGACTTTCTCCCCGATTCTCCAGATCACCGCACGAGAGAGGCTTGTGCGGTGTTTCTTTTCCTGTCCAATCAATAATCTCAAGGAGAGCATCATGAGCAAAAAAAACCTGTATCTCATCAAACAACTTATGTTCTACGCATATCGTGAGGCGTGTCGTAACAATCGCCCCATGTCAATCATCATTCGTTGAAAGGAAAACATCATGCCAACTCGTGACATATTCAACTACTACATCCGCCTTCGTGACGTACAACTCATGTGCTTCCAGCGCAAACGCAAGGCATGGGCAAAGGCAATGGGCGAACAGCTCAAAGACTTGCGTGATGAATACCCCCACCTCAAATCGTACGACTAAGGAGAACAGCAATGAAATTGCCATCAATCAAACGCTTGGCTCAAGACTCCGATCTTGCGCTACTCACAGTTCTAACACTCATCTTCGCCCCCATCATGGATGACGAAGGTCTTGCGTGGACACACTTGTTAGCCAACACCCTTAACGCAAACGACTACGACTACGTTGAATTCAACCTAGGGAGAATGTAATGCGTAACTTAATCCAACCCATCACCAAGGAAGTGGGCATCATCACCATCAGAGGGCGTGACTACCATATGCAGACCATCAGCTATGGCTCACAGCATCAGGTTCATGTATTCCGCAAGGGTGCATTGCATCTGCGTGGTCTTGTGTTCAACACACAGCAGGAATATGAGGCGTGGCGCAATGGAATGCATCAACTCGACCTACCATTTGGGGAGACTTTCTCCCCATCTGCACTATAGTGCGAGATTATTGAGGCAAAAAACCAGTCACAGCCAAATGTCCGACACTACAACCCGTGAACTAAGATGCGTGTAACCCCGCAACCCGCATCCACGCTAGCGTTCCGCAAAAACTGTCCTATCTATCTATCTATTTAATATATATTTATATATAGAGATGTATGTATCAGGGGGTGAGCATTTTCTTTTGCTTAAAGACTTTCTTTTTTAAGCTGGCGTTAGCAATCCCCAAACAAGATAGATACATCGGACACTTTTCGTGCTAAGCTAGCATTGGTGCGGGTTTAGAACCTACACGCTTCTTAGTCACAGCCCTGTAGTGTTGGACATTTGTCCGACCCTCACTTTTGGAGTCAATAATCTCATGTACGAAACATACCTCAAACTCTCAGCCAACGAGCTACACAACCGCTTAACCGAGCGCAAGATGCACCCATCTGAGGTGGAACGCATCAAAGCAGAGGTGGCTGACCTCAAAGAAACCCTGCGTGTATCCAAGATCACACGCACCCAACGCAAGGCAGAGTGGGACAAAGTGCTGCAACCCCTGCGCTACGAGATCAACAACGCCCGTGTTGGCATGAGATACGGCGGGGAGAAAGTCTCCCCAGAACGGGTGCTAGCTTTCAGCGAGTACATCAGGGTCATGGAGAAGCTCTTAGCCATGCTCGATGCACCATTCAAAGCGCTTGACCACACACCCATACAGATAGCCCGTGACAAGGGCTTGCCCAACGATGGCGAGCATTGGACTGACTGGATACCCGCTAGGGTCAAAGACAAGGTGTCCCTGTTGTTCGATGTTGTACCCATCACACCAAGGGGCAAGCGCAAGACACCCTTCCAACGCACGATGCTTCCTGACCAATTTAATAAAGCAAAAACCAGATTATTGACCAAGACCAAGCGAGAGCTTGAGACGCTGATGCGTCAAGCGGATATCAACCCGACAGTAGCACGCTTAGACAAGATAACCAAAATGAAGCGAGCCATTAAGATTATTGACACGCTAGACAAGAACGAAGCTGTGCCAGCCACATGGACAAAACTAGCCCTAGGGGGGAACTGACGACTATCAACACTACTATCAACTCTTTCTTGGGGAGACTTTCTCCCCGAATGTTCGGCGTGTGGGCTACGCCGAGCACCATCCCGTTAGTGCCTAGAGTATTTAAGGAGAAGCATCATGACGTATGCAGACGCAGCAAAAGCGTGGATACAAAACGCACCAGAGGCGGACATCCATATTGGGCGGTTCACGCTCAAGTTCTACTTCACAGCCAACAGAGATTGGACTTGGTGTTGGGACTTTAAGCGCTGGCTCACGCCAGACGAGTACAGAGGCTCGCCTGAGCATAACTACCTCGACAGGATCCTCGACGGCTTAGACGTTAGTTATAACGAGATCGAGTTCATCGACCGATTGCAAGAAGCAATGCAAGCCAAACCATTTAACCAAGGAGAAAGCTATGAAATCTAAACACATAACGAACGTAGAGCTTATCAACAAGCTCATGACGCACTCACAGCAGGGCGTACTAATGCAAGCGTTCATCATCGAGGCTATTGCTAAGTACGCAGAGCAGACTAAGGTGTCACCGCCTTGGTCAAAGGACAACACATTCATAAGCGAGGAATCGTGGCGTGCGTGTGCTGACGAGGCAATGGAAGCAATCAACAACAGGAGTAAATGAAATGAACACAACTAAGTCAACCATCTACTGGAGGGACATCAAGTCTCAAGACGAAATCAATGGGCGCTGGGTTATCGAAGCGATAGGCGGCACTTTGGTCGCCGACAGCGCACCAGTTAGCACAGACGAGAGTCTGACATTCACCGCACCCAACGGCAAACGCTACTGGGACACAACAACCCACTCACAGTGGACACCAAGAACTTAAGGAGTAAGTAATGAGAGTAATCCGTATTCGTATACACGGGAGATACACAGCCCCATTCAATAACCCGTTCACGGCTAACGCCTTAGTCATACCGCCCGAGTTATCCGACTCGATGCGTGACGAGGTGCTGAAGAAG